TGATCATCCCTTACACAAAGCAGGGAGATACAAGTCCTTTGATGATGCAGCCTTTGCTGCCTTGGAGAAAGACATAAAGCAAAAGAGTGGCTACGTTTACGCTATTCGTAACCCTGCATGGCCTGATTGGGTGAAGATAGGAAAGGCAGTAGATGCAGAGGATAGGCTTAGTAGCTACCAAACAAGTTCACCTATGCGAGACTACAAGTTAATACATTCTGTACACTTTGAGGATCGCAATAAAGCAGAGGTCAAGGCTCACAAGATTGCTGCAACTAAGGCTTCCTTGGCTTGGGATAAAAGTATTAATGGTGAGTGGTTCTGCATGACTGATGAACAAGCTATAAATACAATAAAGGATGTAGCAAATGAAAGCTAGAGAGGAATTACTTAGAGAGATTGGCGAGTTAAAGAAACGCATTGAGCAACTTGAAGCACAGCTAAAGATTTGGAAAGGCACAGCACCGTGACTCACAGAATTATACCGTTAGCTATCTTGGTAGTGATTACGTTTTATGTAGGCTTTTCAGTTGGTGTAGAGGTTGGGGCGTTGAGGGTAGTAGAGTTATGAACAACTATGTATATACAGCCATTGGTCTTGTAGTTTTTTACATTGGCCTCAAGATGTTTAGTGGTGGCATGAAATCTATGGGTAACATAGACCACTTGCAATGGTTCATGGCTAACCCTATCTATATGTTCTTTGGTGGTATCATTATGACCTTGGCATGGCAGAGTAGTAGCCTCAGTACCACAGCCATCATTGCCTTGGTAGCATCAGGTGCAGTACCACTACCTGCTGCTATTGCATGTGTCTTAGGTGCCAACATAGGAACTACAGGGACTATCTGGCTGGCAGGACTGCTAGTGTCTGACGGTATGCCAAGGGGTGACACGTTACGTATTGCCTTGGTGCATACGGGTGTTAATCTTTTGATGGCGATAAGTCTGTTGCCATTTGTACATCACATAGCTAAGTACGTGGGGAGAGTAGGTTAATGAGTGATGAAAATACAGATAGTGTAGTTACTGCAGATATTGACACTGTAAACAAATGGATAGAAAAAGAAATACCTTTAGCTGAAGCTGAAGCGATAAGAAAATATGATAAAGATTATTCTGATGGTGCGGCTCAGAGAGAGTTACGGAGGCTAAAGATAATGAAAGAAATATTGGACGCAGGTATTGACTACGTTACATTGGGTAATGGCTGCGTATATATACAAGAGGGTGACAAAACTTTTAGATACTATTTGTTGACAGGCAAATGGAGTTCTAAAATAAATCCAGACGGGGGAAGGGTTTCTTGGCGGTCTGTTAAAGTTTACCTGTCTAAGTCTGCTACGCACTTTGTTGAGAACTACGTAAAGGATAAATAAGATGATTGATGTAACATACATAGACCACATGGGCAGTGACCTGTCTGTAGTCAATGCAGCACGTGTTAGCTTTGGTAAGAAGAGTGAGGCACTTGGTACATCGGGCATAGTGGGTGAGACTATGACACCTATCCTCAATGACCCTGACAAGAAGTTAATCAAGTACCTAGCCAAGCACAGACACATGTCACCTTTTGGTCATGCCTTTGTTTCGTTTCATGTCAAGGCACCTATCTTTGCAGCTAGGCAGTTGGTCAAGCATAAGTTTTTACGTTGGAATGAGATCAGTCGTAGGTATGTGGATGATAAGCCTGAGTTCTATGAGCCTGATGTATGGCGTGGTAGGGCTGACGATAAGAAGCAGGGTAGTGCTGGTGCTGTAGAGTCTGTACCTGTCGGTGCTTTAAAGGTTCAAGGGTATTGCCTAGCTGCTTACCAAGACTTATTGTCTAGTGGTATCTGTCCAGAACAAGCACGTATGGTGTTGCCACAAAGCACCATGACTGAATGGTATTGGTCAGGTAGCCTTGACGCCTTTGCAGATATGTGTAATCTTAGGTGCAAGGGAGACACACAGTTAGAGACTAGACTAGTAGCTAATCAGATATGTGACAGTATGCATAAGCTATTCCCTTTGTCTTGGAAAGCATTAAGAGGATTATACGGATGATGGAGCTATCTCTAATTAGAACCCTACACGATCAGGAGTTCTATGAAGATCACAAGGGTATCAAATGCCCTGACAAGTTGTTCACTAAAGATGTACGCAAGATCAAGCGTGTCTTGGACAACGCTATGGAAAAGTATGACCGTACTATATCTACCTCTGAGTTAGAAGCTTTGTTCTTCTCTGAGTACAGCACCATGACTACAGCTAACAAGGTTTTGTATGAGGGTCTGTTCTCAAAGCTACGCAAAGAGGTTCCTATGTCTAGGGATGTAGCCTCTGATGTACTGTCTAGGATGTTTAGGCAGCACGTAGGGGAGCAGGTAGCTAACTTGGGGTTCGACTACGTTAACGGTAAGCTTACCTCTCTTGAGCCACTACGTCAGGTACTTGAGGCTCATGAGGATAACTTCATGCCTAACATGAATGTTGAGTGGGCTGACATTGATATAGATACGATCCTTGAGGCAGGACTACAGCAGTCTCAGTGGAAATGGAATATACCTAGCCTCGCTGGGCGCATAGAAGGCATAAGTAGTGGTCACTTCATCATTGTGGGTGCTAGGCCCAACACAGGTAAGACAAGCTTCCATGCGTCTACTATTGCTTCACCTAAAGGTTTTGCAGAGCAGGGTGCTAAGTGTATGGTACTATGTAACGAGGAAGAATATGTACGTGTAGCTGAACGCTACCTGTGCGCTGCTGCTAGTATGGATACAGATGAGATCAAGTCTAACTATGCGTTAGCTGCAGCTAGGTACAAGAAGGTGCGTGAAAAGATCAGCATGTTTGACAGTACAGGTAAAGACTTAGGTTGGGTAGAGAACATCATTAAGCACAGCAAGCCCGACATAGTTGTACTTGACATGGGTGATAAGTTTGCTGTAAAGAGTAGTGACAAGTCAGACGTATATCTCAAGGCTGCTGCTATCCATGCTCGTAACATAGCTAAGAAGTATAACTGTGCTATTATATGGATGAGTCAGTTGTCTGCTGATGCACAAGATAAAGTCTACCTTGATCAGTCTATGCTGGAAGGTAGTAAGACAGGCAAGGCAGCAGAGGCAGACTTGATGCTTCTGATTGCTAAGAACCAAGTTACTGAGGGTGATGATGAAGACAAGCAGCGTCATATCAATGTAGCTAAGAACAAACTAAAGGGTGGATGGCATGGGGTTGTTCATTGTGAGTTAGACGGGGGCAGGTCACAGTACCTAGCCTAAAGAAAGGAACACAATGCGTATAGTATTGGACGTTGAGAACACAACAAAGAAGCGCAACGGTAAGCTTCTGCTAGACCCTTGGGAGGAGGGTAACTTCCTAGTTAACGTAGGGGTACGTGACGTTGACGATGGTACTGAGGCTCTGACGTTTGATCTGCAACACAAAGAGTACGTTGATCAGACAGGCGTTGAGTCTCGACGTATTCAAAAGATATTGGATAACACTACCCTGCTGATCATGCACAACGCACAGCATGACTTGGCTTGGCTTTGGGAGTGTGGCTTTAAGTATGACGGGGCTATATGGGATACTATGCTTGCCGAGAGTATTTTACTCAGAGGAAACAACATAGAGATATCAGATAAAGGAGTAGTCAAAAAGATATCTTTGTCTCTAGGTAACACAGCTATCCGTAGAAACCTTGACTTTCAAAAGGATGACACTCTAAAGCGTTACTTTAAGGAAGGTTACAACACTGATGAGATACCATTAGCAGAGTTGACCTTTTACCTTGAGGCTGACTGCAATACCACAGCTTCACTGTTTCATGCACAGAGTGCAGACTTTATGTTACCTGAGTCTCAGAGCCTTGGTAACGTGAGAGACATTACGTTTGAGGTATGCAAGCTTCTTACACGCATGAAGGCTGACGGTATGAAGGTAGACCGCAAGGCTTTGGATGCAGTGCGTAAGGAGTTTGAGGATGAGCGTGGAGCCATTCAGTCCCGTCTACAGATGCAAGTGCGTGAGGTCATGGGTGACACCCCAGTTAACTTAAATAGCCCAGAGCAAATGTCTCAGGTTATCTTTAGCCGTAAGCCTCACTCCAAGGATGATTGGCCTAACTTGTTTGATAACTGTAGGAAGCTATCTGACCTAAAGGAGATAGTCAATGCTAACAGTGACCTTCTGTATCGTACTGAGGCGTTCACTTGCCCGACTTGTGAAGGCAGTGCAGAAACGTACAAAGTAAAGAAAGATGGTAGTAAGTATGCAAAACCCAACAAATGTAAGGACTGTGATGCCAGAGGCTATCAACTCAAGAAGCAATCAAGAATGGCTGGCTTTGGTTTCTTCCCACCTAGCGCATCTTGGGTTAGTGCTAGTGGTTTTTCTACAGGCAAGGATATACTAGACGTACTCAGAGCTACAGCTATGGACAACAACATGGATGTAGCTGTTACGTTCCTTGAGGACTTGAAGAGGCTTAACGCTGTGTCTAGCTACCTGTCTAGCTTTGTTGAGGGTATAGATACATTCACCAAGCAGGACGATGTACTGCACGTATCACTAACGCAGCACATTACGTCTACTGGTAGGTTTAGTGGGCGTGAGCCTAACATGCAGAACATGCCTAGAGGTGGTACGTTCCCTGTTAAGCGTGTCTTTGTTTCACGTTGGTCTGGTGGTAAGATTATGGAAGCAGACTTTGCACAGCTAGAGTTTAGGGCTGCTGCATTCTTGTCACAGGATGAGACAGCTATGGAAGAGATTAACACAGGGTTTGATGTACACTCTTACACTGCACAGATTATTTCTGATGCTGGTCAACCTACTGCTAGACAAGCTGCCAAGGAACACACCTTCGCCCCTCTCTTTGGCGCGACAGGGTACGGCAGAACTAAAGCGGAAGCTGCATACTACACGCACTTCATTGACAAGTATAAAGGTATAGCTAAGTGGCACAAGAAGCTAGGTGATGAGGCTATACGTTTCCAAAAGATAACCAATGTGTCAGGTAGGCAGTATGCATTTCCCGGTACTACTAGAAGGGAAAACAATACACCTACTAACTTCACTAGAATCAAGAACTACCCTGTCCAAGGGTTTGCTACTGGTGATGTTGTACCTGTTGTGTTGCTTGAGATTGACAAGAGGCTTAACAGTATGCGCTCTTGCATAGTTAATAGTGTCCATGACTCAGCGGTTATAGACATACACCCTGATGAACAAAAGGAGGTAATCAATGTCATTAACGATGTTAACGACAATCTTAATAGTATCATTGATAATTACTACGGCATAAAGATGAACGTACCACTACTTTTAGAAGCCAAGATTGGACCGAATTGGCTTGACACTAAA